TGGGATGCCTATGGTGCGGATGGTAGACATAAGGGTCTTCATGTCTGTATGTGTCTGCCTTCTTGTCGACAGCCGCATGTGTTTCCTGAACTCGAACTTCCTTGTCACTTTTGCCTTGCTCAAAGATAATGTTCTTGTGGGTATCAAAAGGCATCGAGGGCAAAGGGAAGTGAGCGACGAGGGTATTCTTCACCATAGGTTAAACCCCATGTTATTAGTTATAGTTATCGTTGGTTTCTTAAAGTCTAGTCTTGATGTTCAGCCAGATAGCAGCACCAATAAACAGGATGGTGCCTGTGGTTAGCACTTTGACCGCCGTTCTGACGGCCTCTCTGCGCGTGTTTCTCCATGCACTAATGAGGTCACGCATGTCCCTGACGTCAGTTGCTGCTTTCTCGTCGTGGAGACCGAGGTGAGCAAGGGCTTCCTTGGCCCCACGCTTGGCGGCTCTGTCGATGATGGCTTCGAGCTCTTCTTCGGTAAGCTGCATTCTGATTTACCCTAAGCTGCCCAAGGCGTTCCTGCGGCAGTCGTTGGTGTTTTCTCAGCCTCGATCTGAGCAGCCAAAGCCGCCTCAACGTCTGACTTGTTTACTTGAGCTTGAGCCCAAGCAATGCAGTTGTCTTCCGTTACGCTGTCGAAAGCGATGAAGCCGCTGTCTGTTGCGTCTGGTGCGTGGCTCGTTGTGCCATAGGATGCCGCCGTGTGATCGCCGTCTACGGCTGTGCAGCGCCAGTGAATGACAGTGATGCCGCCGTCAGACAACGTGCGTTCTACTGTTGGTATTGTCCAAGTGTAGCTGATTGCCATTGGTTATGCTCCTAAATTGCTGCAATAATGAAGGCTAAAAGTTCAGAATACCTAACACCTAGTCTTGTTTTCTTTGTTGCACCCTCTGGTGCTTCCTCTGCCGTGTCATAGGTATCTGTGCGAGTATAAGCATCTTTTGCTTCAATGCCTTTTTCTTCGTCAGCTTCTACAGCAGGGACTTCTGTCTGTGTTTCCCACCAAGTGCTTGAGATAAACATGGCATAGTCACCTGCATCCAAGCCCTCTGCTGCAAAGGCTGACTGTAGGTCTTGAGCTATGATACCAAAGTGGGTTCTGGCTGCTTCACCTTTTTCTGTTACGGCTGCCTTCCAACGGAACTTCCGCATCAGACCTTTGGCAGCTACAGCCACACGTTTTTCTGCCGCAGTTAGTTCTGCAATGTCTTGCTTTTCGTTACGGTCAGATGTTTGGATTGTGCCATTGGTGGCATAAATGTTGTCGAACCGATGGTTGCTAAGACCTAGACTAACGTAGTCGTCCTGTGATGTTGGGCCAGATGGGTCCCAAGGTAGGATGGCCTGTGAGCCACCCGCAAAAAGAAGCCCTGTGGCACTGTTGCCTAAATATAAATCACCGCCGTTGTCAGTACCAATACTTCCTACTGCACTATTTGCTTTCTTTAATTCTATATGTATCCCATCCGATGATTGACGATTTAGTAATAATGCTCGGTCACCCGCATCACTAGATGTCGTAGTAAAGGACATAAAGTCACTAGGTACTACTCGAAATCCTGCGGTAGTAGCACTGCTAGATAACATCCCCACAAGCAACCGACCACTGCTGTCTATGACTACATTCGTGGTAGAACCATTAGTACCTAACCTCATGCTGTTATCAGCGTGGTTATAGTTTATGTTTCCAACGTAAGCGGCACTACCAGAAGTACCGTCAGCAAAATAAATAGTTCCGTAATTTGCTGAACCGCTGTTGATAGTAATGCCTTCTGTACCCGACCCAGAGCCAACAACTAAATTATTTGCATTAGTGGAGAAAGAGCTAGGCGAACTCGTCCCAATCCCCACGTTGCCACTGCTGTCGATGCGCATCCTCTCGTTGTTTCCAGTATAAAACTGCATAATGTCGCTGCCATTTGCACCCAATGCAATGCCTGTGTCGGCATCTGAGATGCCCCACAGTTGGTCAGTTTTAGAGCCTACTGAACTTGTCTGAAATTTGACTGCGTTGTCGAAATATAGTTTAACGTCTGAGTTTTCATTAAACTGTGCTGACTGCTCTCCTGTCGAACTCTGCACATTCATCTGGTTAGATTGCAGTATAAGCACCCCTGTCCCACCGTCCCGAATGGTCGAGTTATTACCATCATGGTAAATCTGTAGGTCAGACCCTGCGCCGAAGATAGCCTTACCGTTATCTGCAAATGTGGCATTGCCTGAGACTGAAATTCCATTAGTGGTAGTCGCCAGTTTCGAGCTATTGTCATAGTATAAAGCGCAGCCGCCGTTTGACTGGAAGTATGCTTTATACTCAGTACCCGCAGCGTTCATAAAGTAGGTAGTGCTATCGTTCTTAACGAATAAATCCCCAGTGCCACTGTCTACGATATGTGAGTTATTGGAGTCGTGAAATATTTGTAAATCATTTGAAGCCCCAAATTTAGCTACATCGCTATCGCCAAAACTAATGTCGCCTGTGGTTGTCACGCCGTTGAACGTGGGCGCACTTGTCGTTGTCAGCGCTTGGTTAATGCCCTTCACCGCCGCAACGTCAGCCAACTCGCTGTCCATCAAAGCCCCTGCGGCGGTTACATTAGTTGCATCGGTTACATCTGCGGACGCCTCAATGCCGTCTAGCTTAATTCCCATAGCGGCAATGTCGCGTCCATCGACAGTCCCTGTGACGGCTATGTTTCCGTTTACTGTTGCCCCTGCAAACGTCGGTGTATTGCCAGTGCCAAGCCCAAGGTTCGTCGCAGACGTAGCAGCACTGTTTACATCAGACAGGTTGTTTGCGACGAGCAGAGCGCCAGACAGGCTAGTGTAAGCTGATACCCAAGCAGAGCCAGTGTAAACCTTCATGCTTGATGCAGTCGTATCAAAGAACAAGCTGCCGCCCACCAAGGCATTCCCATCGTTGTCGACCGAAGGCTCTGAGGACTTAGCACCTAAGTATCTGTCGTCAAAGCTATCGAAAGATGCTAGCGCACTGTCCCTAGCACTCTCCGCTGCCGTCTGTGCGGATGATGCAGACGTGGCCGAAGATGCTGCAGCAGTGGCTGAAGCAGAAGCCTCCGAAGCCTTCGTCGTAGCAGTAGAGGCCGAGGTTGATGCCTCAGATGCTTTGGTTGTCGCTGTAGAGGCTGAGGTAGACGCACTGGATGCTGACGTAGCAGCCTCAGATGCTTTGGTGGTTGCAGTAGAGGCTGAGGTAGAAGCCTCAGATGCTTTGGTTGTGGCTGTAGATGCTGAGGTAGACGCACTTGTTGCTGAAGATGCTGCATTGGTTTCAGAGGTAGCCGCATTGGTTGCAGACGTAGAAGCCTCGGATGCTTTAGTCGTGGCTGTAGAAGCCGATGTTGACGCCCCAGATGCTGAGGTTGCTGCCTCAGATGCTTTGTTGGTTGCAGTAGAAGCCGAGGTAGCAGCCTCAGATGCTTTGGTTGTCGCTGTAGAGGCCGAGGTAGAAGCCTCGGATGCTTTGGTGGTTGCAGTAGAGGCTGAAGTTGAACCGCTTGTTGCTGAAGATGCTGCATTGGTTGCAGAAGTCTCAGCGTTGGCCTCTGCAGTCTCAGCAGCAGCCTGTGAAGTTTCAGCGGCTGTCTTTGCGGTCTCAGCGGCTGTCTTGAGGCTATCGATAGCAGCGACGTCAGTGCTGTTGGTTCCTGAACCTGAGTAGAAACTGGTCTTTGCCATCTGGCTTAATCCTCGTAGGCTGTAGTTGGTCTCATGGCTTGCACAGTGCCTGACGTCTCGGCGTCATTGGCCTGCTCTTGTATCTCAGCTAGGAACTGCATGAACTTCTGGTCGAACACAGGCCCACGCTCGTCCAAGTAGTAGTCACTGGCATACGACAGTGCGCCATAGATAATCAGGTCACTGGATGCCTGAGCCAGAGCATTCTCGTCGCTGTCTGCAGTCATATCTGCGAATTGACCATAGTAGTTCAGCTTGACCGACCCAGATGTTGGATATGGGTAAATCAGCAGGCTGCTGCCCTCACGAGTGAAGAACTTAGGGGTGCCGTTTTCGCCTGCATCTTTGTACTCCATGATCTGACTGAGAGGCACACGAGTGAGGCTTGTGTTGTCGTAGTAAAGGTTGATGATCTCTAAGAAATCATTAGGCAGCACAAGCAGCGTCGTGGCAGCGCTGATGGTATACGACTGCTGCTTCTCCATGGATGGGATGCGGAGCGTCCGCTGTATTCGAGCGATACTCTGGTCAACAAAGGTGTCGGCTAAAGTGTCGCTGCAGTCACTGCGGTTTAGGAGCGCCTTGAAGTGGCTCCTGATGTCACCTTTGTTCATGTCGGGGGATTACCTTTTCTTTGCGGTCTTAGCTGCACGTTTAAAAGCACTTGCCTTTGGAGCGCCCTTAGCGCCCGGCTTGCGCATCTTCTCGCCACTGCCTGCTGCAATACGTTTCTTCTTTGCGTGGATGTTGGCATATAGTCCGGGCTTTTTAGCCATCAGTATTTACCGCCTTTTTTCTTCGCTGTTGTTTTCATGGGCACACCCTTTTTAGCTGCTGCCTTTTTAGCTGCTGACTTGCCTTTAGCGGTGTACGGAAACTTCTTGCCTGCTACTTTTGGCATCGCTCATGTCCTCTTTGATTTAGTCCCAGAGCACTTCCATCGTTTTCTCGACAGACGCAGTGGGCTGTTGGGGTTTGCTGCAGCTTTCGGGCTGCTCTTCATCTGACCTGCAGATCGAGCACAATAGCTGTCACCTTTTGACGTACCGGGGCGTACACGAGGGCCGCCGCCTTTAGCTTTACCTGCTTGTCCGTAGCTGACACGTTTGCCACTCGCTGTGACTTTAACCTTAGCTTTACCTTTTGCAGGTTTTGGAGCCATCTAGCCGATCCTTTTGTTGGTCGCCATAAAACCATCGAGGTTCTGGTCGCTCAGTCTTTTGACAATCTCAGCGCCTGTCGCTTCGTAGAGGTTGAAGCCCTCGCGCAGCCACTGCTCGTGGACGGCGACTGGGATACTGGCGACACGCATGAACTCGCCTTCCTTGGCGTGATCTGATGCGTTGCGGCTGTCCTTCAGGTCGTCGAGGAACTCCTGAGTGATATTCTGTGTGTGATGCCTGACGACGCTGTCGCCTTCCTGAATGTATCGTGTGTTGACACCTAGAAGGCTGCGCTCCACGTCGGCTTTATCACCAGAGACAATAGGCTCTGTTGGGTTATTACTGCTCATTATCGGGGGTACTCTCGTTAGGGGAAATCTTTAGGCCACTCAGTGGCGCTCTCAGGGGCTCTGAGGGTAGTTGTTAAAGAATGCCGCCCCTCTGTAGTCAGAAAGGAGAGCAGGAACTGACTGCTTTTAGTGGGGGCGACACTCAATCTTATGTCGGTCTAACTTTTACGACAGACCTGTGATCATATGATCAGCGCCAAAGTTCATGTGCTTAAGAGAGTACTCTCCTACCACATAGTGCTTATCGCTATCACCATTCTTCGCTAGTAGTGTGCGAGAGAACGGACGCAGCACTGCAGACCGCCACATGCTTGGTTCAATCAAGAATGCGTGGGTCGACAACTGGTGGCGGTTTAGGACCACTTTGTATTCGCCGTAAGGAGAAACATAGAGGTCGATCACATTGACCAACTGCTTGGTCTGAGCGAACTCACGATTACGTCCAGATGACGCTGCAAATCCTGCGACAATTTGGGCGTCGGCAGGTTTGATCATGAAGACACTTGGGTCTGACCCAGCGTTGAACGCAGCCTGACCTGCAACAAGCAACTTAGCTTCTGTCAAAGCGTCTGTTGAGTTGCTCCCGGCGTCGGTCGAATTTGAGATCATCTGAGTTGCAGATGCCATCTCACGAGCGGCACTTTCGGAGCCAGTGACGGCTGCATTGTCGACACCAACGTAAGCTCTCTCTAGATCGCGCTTGATCTCCTTCAAAGCTTTCCCAAGCTGATAAGCCGTTTCCTTGGCACGGCCATAAGTAGCAATAGCGTCTGCTGTTGCACTTACTTGGAAAGCCTTGGTCAGGATTTGCGTGTTGTTGGTACGGCTTGTAGCGGCGGTCAATGTTGCCATTGATGCGTCCGCGCCTTCGACTGCCGCGTTGTTTGCGGCTGCAGCTAGGCTGTCTTCTAGCCATTCAAAAGTACGAGCCGAAACCTTCTCGGAACGGATCATGCTGAAGAATGGGGTGTCTGTGGGCGTAATATCAGAAATGATATCTGAAACGTCCTCTTTTTTTCCGGTCTGGTCGTATGTGGAATATAGGGCCATCTTGATGGCTCCTTTCTTGATGTTGTTGGGTTAGGATTGCTCCCACCGCGACATCAAGGCATCCGCTATGTCATCTAAGTCACCACTCATAGATGCGTTTGACCGTAGTT